TGATGACTCCGTTCGGACGGGACTCGAAGAGTTTATGGAGTATGTAGGTATCGAACCAACGGAGTTGGATCTTTACAGAGTCTACCACGAATGGTTTGGTGAGGGTATTAAGTACGGCACGTCTGTTCTAAAATGCCCACACGAAATCCGCTATCGAGACGAACTCGTAGAATCCGAAGGAGATGGCTCTGGTAGAAAGGAAGTTGCTTTCATGCGTGAAACTGCGTATGAAGGCCCACGCCCTGAGAAAATTGCTTTCGAACATTTCTTGATTCCTCCTGGTGCAAAGTCTCTCGAATCTGCTGATATTCGAATTCATAAACGTGTAATGATTAAAAGTGAACTTGAAGAGCGACGGTTCTTTAAGATTTACGATCCTTTGAGAGTTGATTCTATTCTATCCCGTCCTGATCGAACTTCTCCTGCTTATCCGCAGTTGATGAATGAAGAGACTCTCGGAGCCAAGACGACAGGTACCTACGGCTACAAAGAATGGGATCTTTACGAATGCTGGCTAAACTGGCCTACTCCTGATGGTAAATACAAGCCAGCGATAATCGCTACGTATCATAAAAACTCTGATACTTTGATGCGTGCGATCTACGATACGCATACAATCCTGCCTTTCGCTTTGGCACGCCTTTTCTACCGCGATGATATGATCTACGGCTATGGCTTCTGTGAAACCATGTGGGCTTTTCAGGAGGAGATTTCTGAGCAGCATAATCAAAGACTCGATAACCGTACTATCGCTAACACTCGTGTGTGGCGCGTTTCTCCTGATTCTAAGCTCCACGCTGGCTATCGTATCTATCCTTCTGCGTGTGTTCCTGCGGAGAAGGACGAAATCGAATCCTTACAGGCTGGAGATATATCACAGCAAACTATCGATGATGAAAGATTCTCTCTCGAACTTGCCGAGCGACGAGCTGGAATAAGTCCTCCAATGCAAGGGGCGGGGGCCGGGTCCCAGGGTAAGCGGGGGATTTATACCGCTATGGGCACTTTGTCCGTAATGCAAGAAGGCAATAGAAGAACTGATCTTAATATATCGGATCTCCGATATGCTCACACCAAACTCGGTAGAATTCTTCTTGCTGATTATGCTAAGTTCGGTGTTCGTTCTTCTCTTCTTGAGATGTTTGGAGAGAAGGCGTCGAAAATAACGAAAGCATTGGAGGCTGTGAAATCCGCTAGGATCGGACTTCCGATTTACTCATCTACGGCGTCTGTTAATAAAGAAGTCGAGAAGCAGAATCTTTTCTTGTTGGTTAATCTAATGCGCCAGCATTATATGGGTATCGCTAACCTGATTAATCAAACATCTAGCATGATGACGCCTCCAGAAGTAAAAGTTTATCTCGCTCAGGTTATCAAAGCCTCTAACATAGTTATGAAGAATGTCCTTCGTAATTTCGATCAAGAAGACGTAGACCTTCTCGTACCAGAACCGCAGTTAGGAGGTCAAGGTGGCCAACAAACTGGACAAGCTCCTGGTGCAGGCCCACAAATTCCGGGGATGGCTCCAGGAGGAGGCAGCGGAATGCTTCAATGAGTTTCTTAGAGATTATCGAAAAGAAATCTTCGATAAGCTCGGTACTTCTCACGATACCGTGGAGATATATCGCTTTCAAGGTGCTCTCAAAGTTCTGGATACTCTGCTCGGACTTCGTGACGAAGTGGATACTTATATCAAAGGCGTATCTAGCGGTAAAATGCGAAAGATAGAAATAGAAAAGGAGAAAGACCATGCCCTGGGGAACTAAGAAGGAAGAAATACCCGATGAACTAAAAGACCTAGGTTTAACACCAGCTCAGATCCGTGAACAGGTTTTGAATAACAAGAAACTCACCGAGGATCTCGCTAACTCGAAAACAGAGCTTTCTACCGTCAAAACTAATTTGTCCCAGTTAGACGGTAAGTTCAACGAAACCAAGCGCACGCTTGATGAACTCGAAGCTAACGCTAAGAAACCTACTCGCCAGCAGACCGAAGAAAGAGTTTATACTTCTTTTATCGACGACGAGAACAAAGCCTTTACAGAACGTCTCGTCGATGGAATGCAGCCTGTGGCTCAAGTGGCTTTACAAGCCGCAGCGAATAGTGCGATGCTTCTTGCGAAACAGTCTCTCCAAGGACAGTTTGTCACTACTCCTGGTGGTAAGATATCAATGTCTAGACTCTGGGATAAGTGGTCTGGAGAGATTGACAAAGCTGCCTCCGAAGTTGCTCTGCATGTAAAAGGCAACATGCAGACTTGGATCAATCTCTTTGATTATATTAAAGGCAAACACTTCAACGAATTGATGGCAGAGCCTCAGACGTTCGTTGAGTCTGTCTCAACAAATCAAGACAGGCTTCCTGGAGATGAGAAGAAACCTGATAAACTCACGACAATGGAAGAAGAGGTTATCAAGAAACAAGCTCGCTACGGCAAGGGCGTTACACCCGAAGCATATCAGAAAACAAAAGACAAGATGACGTTCGTTAACGTCTAGGAGAATCCAAATGAGCATGATTAATCAACAGCACGATACTCCCTACGGGGACCCGTTTCCAGGTATTGAAGCACGCCCGCTTCAGTTACCTGATTTCGTGAATGTGAAGCCGCGAAATCCTGGTATCTCGCTTCGCTGGGTTAATCGTGCAGTTGGAGTTCAAGGTTCGACACAGCGTCTCGACGAAATGATCTACGCTGGCTTTGTGCCTGTCAGTCCAGCGGAAGTCGTTATGCCCGATGGGAAGCCTTTAATGGCGAATCTTATCAAGGACGGTAAGATTATACGCGGCGATTTGATTTTGATGAAAATTGATCGTAAACAATATGAAGGTGCTTTGAAGTATAACTGGGAACGAAGCATCGCTCGCTTGGCTCCTGATCGTCAGCTACAAACCGGTCGCAAAGAACTCGCCAAAGCAGTTACTCAAGCAGGAGTACCGCGTGATGTGGGTCGCACTCTCGCGTCTAAACTACAAGCCTTTCGGCCTGGGACGGCGGATAAAACCGCTGACCCAAATTTTATGGCCGAAGATGACAAACTACCGTCCGAAAGGACAAAGGAGGATTAGTTGGCCAGCATTGAAATTCACAGTGTTCAGTCCGTCTCAGGTAACCAACCTCGTGTCCGAAGGATGGCTGAGAAGGCGGGACAGACGTTTCTACCCGGTACTCCGGTATTCCTGGACGCAACAGGCTTTGTTCTCGCCGTTGTTAGTCCTGCGACGACTGCGGTGCCTTTCGCTGGATTCTCTAAGGAGCAAGCAGCGAATCTTGCAGCTAGTGGTGTTGCACAGCAGCAGACCTTCGGTTCAGTTCCTAATCAAGCCGCTGCTGTAAACCTCTCTAGACCTTTCTTTAACGACGGTAATACTGGGTTCGAAACCGGTACCGCAGATACCGTATTTCTTGGTCAGGTTGGGCCTGCTCAGACTATGATTCAAGCTAGAGTAGGCACTCCGGCTGGATTAACCAAAGATGCGGATAATCATTGGTTTGTTGACCTAACCGCTATAACAACAGGATTGGTCATTCAATTAGTTAAGATGGACCCAAATGACCAAGCCGCAGTTCCGCGTGGGGTTTACTTTACTGTTCTACCCGCTGCGTTACAGGCGATAGGATAGACAGAAATGAAATGTTGTGCTCAAATAGCTGTTAGCCGAAACTTTTTGTCTCAGACGAATAATATTGCAGATACTCTTTTATTTACCGCACCAGAAGACGAAGAGTATCTTGTGATGTTGTTTGTTAAAACGACTACTAACCTGAGTACCGGGGCACATATTTCTATCCTCGTAGATATTGCTGTTGACGATGACTATTCTCATAATCATGTTATCTCTCAACAGCAACAGGCAGGTTATTCTTCATCCGAACCTGTTTATGTGCATTTAGCAGCGGGACAGACTCTTAACCTTCAAGCAACTGGTTATACTGCTCCGTCTGGCGCCCCAAGCTCGTATGACGTTTATACGACTATTCTTGGTCTTTAACGAAAGGAGAAACAATAAGTGACAATGGTTAGGGGCCAGTTTAGTCAGCTTCAGGCTCCGGGCTTACACGGTGAATTTGTTCATTGGGTCGACACTCTCCAACGAGAAGAAGAATTTAGTCATATTCTTCACGTTGAACCTTCTGATAAGGCCTTCGAGGACGAAGTAGAGTTCTCTGGTCTTCCACCTATGCCGCTGAAGCCTGAGGCTGAGGCGACGATTTATCAAGATGCAGTGCAGGGCGGTACAAAGCGTTATATCAATTTCACCTACGCTTTAGGCGTTCGCTCGTCGTTTGAACTTTATGAAGATGATCAATACGGCATCATCATGCAAGTTCCGAAGGCGATTGCGCGCTCTGCGCACTTCACGAAAGAACAAAACGCCTGGAATCTCTTTAATCTAGGTTTCACGACTCAGATTACTGCCGACGGCGTTTCGATCTTTAACAATCAGCATCCGCTTCTGGGCGGGACTGCCGCAACTTCGTACGGGCCTGGTTTGGGGAATATCATTAGCGCCGCTGGTACTTACCCGAATCGACCTGCGACGGACGTTGACATTTCGTTCACGGCCATACAGTTGATGGTGAATATGTTCGAGAGGCTCGTGGATAGCCAAGGCTTGCCGATTTCGATTAAGCCTCGGTATCTGATCATCCCACCCGAACTGAAGTGGATTGCGCGTGAGGTCCTTGGATCTCCGCACAAGCCTTACACTGCTGACAATGAGATTAATGCGTTAATCAAAGAAGACTTGCAGTACTTCGTATCGCATTATCTCACTTCGGCGTCAGCATGGTTCGCCGTCACTGAGAAAGAAGGACACTGGCTCAAGTTCTTGGTTCGTAAGGAGCTTGACGAAGATTTCTCGGATGACTTCGATACTTTTTCTATTAAGCAACTCTCTAGGATGCGCTTCGCCTTCGGGGCCACCACCTGGATGGGAACTTGGGGGAGCAACGGGCCATAAGTCCTTTAGAATCAGTAGCTTGTAGACTGTGTTCAACTAGACACACTCTAAGCTACTGAAAACAAAGCACTTTTTCTTCTTGACAAAGCTACTTTTTGAATGTACTGTAGCACGTAGTTGTTAAGGAGAAGAAGATGGAAACGAAAGTTTGTGCGTCGTGTGGTGAGGAACGTGAACTCAATAATTTCGCCGATAACGGGGCTGGATACAGGAAGAATGTATGTATTCGGTGTTACGGACGAAGGGAAAGAGCAAAACTGCGACTTGATATTATCACCAATTTCGGAGGTAAGTGTCAATGTTGTGGGGAGAATCACCCTTCGTTTCTTACCATAGATCACATCAAGAATGACGGAAAATCGCATCGTGAAAAACTTAATGAACAGCAAATCGCTCGTCAGATTCGGAGAGAAAATTATCCTAAGGATAAATATCAATTACTTTGTATGAATTGTAATCATGCAAAAGGTCACTATGGGGAGTGCCCTCATAAAATTGGTATTACCTCCGAGATGGCTTTGATGCATCTTCGAGAAAATTCTGAAGGCTTCGGACGAAGAGCAATTAAACACGCTAATCAATATATGACACACGAAGAGATGGAGAGTTCTACCGAGAAAAATGCTGAGAACGCCTTGTCAAAACTTGGTATTAATCTTGGTGACGTTCTTAAACATCTTGGAAAGAGATCATAATGCCCGCAACCAGTCACAGCGGTCGTGGTATAGCACCATTCCACGACTGCGACCGCTGTGGTTATACTTATCGAGTGACGGAGTTAAAGAAACAACTGGGTTTAATTCTATGTCCAACATGCGTAGATGACACAATCGCTTGGCAACGTCCGATTATCATTCAGGACAAACTCTCTTTTAGCGGAGACGAAGAACTTCGCGTAGCGGAGATTCTAAAAGAAAGTCAAAGTGATGATGTAGATTCTATATCATCTTAACCTTTAGCCGTCTTCGGACGCAATCCAGAAAGGATTAGGTTATATGCCACATACTCAATCAAGATATCAACAAGATTTGGGCTTTACGGACGCGAGAGTATTTCTCGGGCCAGGGGATGTTGTTGTTACCAGTACCGCGGCCCTTCCTGTAGTTACTAGAAACGCCGCTGGAGATTGGTCTATTACCAGAACTGCCGCTGCTGCGGAAACCATTAGCTTAGCCGCAAATATCACAAACGCCGTTATTCGTCGAACTGGATTCGGAGAAGATTTACAAGAGCAATTCGGTGGTACTGGTATCCCCGCTTCTGCGCAGCCTCAGGTTTATCGACCTGATGTTATCCCTGCCATGGCTGCGGCTCAGCAGTTACAGCCGAGAACTGCGTTGAAGTTAAAAGGAATTAAGTTACTTTCCTTTGATACGATTTATAGAAATACCGTCGTTGCTCTAACGACTAACACTGTTAGAGTAGAGCAAACTCTTTTTGTTAACAACGTGGCCCCTGCCATTACGGCTGTTCTCGCCCCAACCGGTATTGCAACAGCAGCACAGGCGAATCCTTATGTTGTTAATACTGCTTTAGCGGCTGTGCAGCAAATCTATCGAAATCTTGTAGATCAAGAAGTCTGGATCGAAATGACAGCCGTGATGGCTAACACCGGGAAACTAGATTTTTACGGCTTTGATTGTCTAGTGGAGTTTAACTTTAACTGATTGGAGGGCTTAATATGGCACTCTTAGTCTGCGTCGTTTGTGGTCGTACATCTACGAGAGCTTCCTGGAATAATACTAACGTCTACGGTACGACGAAAGTCGCCTGTGATTTTCATTCTCAGAACGTGATTCAAGCTGCTGTGACTACAGGAAACGCTGCGCAGCCAACTCAGGATAACATACCTAAAACACATCACGAACGGGGGAGTTCATAAATGGCAATGCAATTCTGTGTTGTTTGTGGACGGGGTTCCACTCGTCCTTCATGGAATAATCAAATAGGGGCGTTTGTAGCCTGTGATTTTCACGATCAACAAGAGATTAACTGGGCTGTTCAGAACGCTACAACCCCGAATGCTGGTGTTATGGTCGTTGATATAGCGGACGAGGAGTCTCCGCAAGTATGAATATATCCTCGAATCCTTGGTCTTTTACCTCCGCTGATGTACCTGCGGCAGTTGTAGCAGCGGCGTCTCCTAATGGAATGATTCAGCAAGGGACTACTCCTGGACAGCCAGGATTGGCGTCGGTCTTGTTGACGACAGTAGGAGCACACGGTCTTACTGCTGGACAGTACATAACCTATATCGCAGATACGAATGGACGTTTTCTTGGTTTCTATCAAGTAGTCGCTGTTCCATCCGCTACAACGGCGTTGCTTGCGAATATCTCCGGACCGAAGAGTGGTCAGCCTTTTAGTACTGTCATCGCTGCCTCGGGGGGCGGCTCCGTTTTAGTGTGCCAGTATCCCTGGATGGTTCGAGCAGAGGATATATCCGTTCTTTCAGGACCAGCCGCTCCAGGTGCTACTGTTCTTTCTTTGTTAGATCGAAATGGTAATATAGTTTGGACCTTTCATGGTACGGCTACTGAGCCTGGGTTTGCTTCGCAGAACAGGGGTAAGG